CTGAGGAAACTCCATTAGATGTAGCTGTGGGCTGTAGTTTTATATTTATAGATCCTGAGAGCCCTGATTGTGCATTTATTGTTTCATTTTGTAGGTTAAATTGAACAGTAGGCGAAACACTACTTCCACTAGATGCAGAAATAGTGCAACTCGCCACTTCATATTGTGGAGTTCCATATAGGGATCTACCCCAATGGAAATCTCCATATCCTACTGAGCTCATTTAAGCTCCTTATGTAAGAGTTATATCAATCGCTGATGCATTAAACCTAAAAACATCTCCAGCCGAAACTGATTTAGAGGTCGTTAGGGCTCCATAGGCCAATAAATTGCCTGAGGTAGATGCATCAAAAATGCCCATTGCAACTACTGTGCCAAAGCCTGAACCTGTCGCAGTAGCATATTCAACAGCAGATGTGTTTGATGTAGTTCCACCAGAAGTTGTAAAAGTAATTGTTTGTCTTGCATAAGCAGTTCCAGAAGTTGAAACTTCTGTGCCCCCTCCTGTATCAGTTGGGGCCGCTGTATATAAAGCAACATATAAAGTTGTTGGAGCTGTGTATGAAGTACCTCCAAAAACATGATCTAAAACTTTTGTTTCTAGATAATCCGAAAATCCAGCCATTTTGTACCTCCTTGGTAATTAAGACTTGTAATAATATTGTGGTTTAGTTTTGCCTCCATAAGTTCTCTTTCTTACTAAGAGAGATCCCTTACCAAAGGCTCCTTGTTGTTGTTGGATCCTTAATTCTTCTATTGCTTTTTCAAATTGCCCAGCAAAGAATTGGATCCTTTCATCCTCCATTAAATAAACAGAGGCATGTTTGAGAGCTCCATACAGATAAACATCTGGAGCTGTCCTGGACAAAAAGTTTTCTGATACTGATGAGCTTAGAGCTGGGATCTCAGCATAATAAGTCATTTGGATTGTATAACTCTGATCTGGAGTAGGACATACTTCTAGGGTATCTCCATCAATCGCAAAATACTTAGGCTGACCTGATGTGTTTTGAATACTGTTTCTATATAGATCTAAACTTTCTAAGGATTTTTGAAACAATGGAACAGGATCTCCTGTTTGCAGATCCACATTTATTGCTCCTAACCAATCTCCAGGCAGTTGCGAATATTGATTATCCAAAACTGCTGTAGATCTTTTGATCATATCTTTGTGTCTTAATTTTCTGTTAATTTCAGACTCAGCTTGATCAATAAAACTATCAATCACACTTCCAAGATCCGATCTGTTTAGATAGTCAGCTATTCTTGTTTTTAATTCATCATAAGTCATTAGATCTTCCCAGGCCAGGTACGAAATGGTTTATTCTCTGGAGCATTCAACCATCTCTTCCAGGCATCTTTGTCATTTGCCCATCCTTCTAAAACTGCCTTCTCATAAATAACCAGGGGAACTTCTGCAACATGCCTAAGATCTTTTCCAGGAGCAAAATTATTTGTATCTCCTAGATGCTTGGCAAATTCTAAAGTCTTGGTTATGTCCTGAGTTGAAATAGTTTTTCCAGCATTATCCTCACTAACCAAAGAGGTAGTTAAATTATGCTTGTGGGCTATAACAGTTGTTACTTTGCTCATACTTGATCTCAAAATGGGGAGAGGCTAAGCCCCTCCCCCAAATTGATTATGAAGTAGTTAAATCAGCAACTATTCCATGAGCTTGTTCTGAGCTCACTTCTAGTCCATGTTCAGCTACTATCATTTTTGTTTCAGCATCCCCAATAGTTGAAATATCTATTGTTTGGAAAGTTCTCAAAAATGCATGTTTCAAGTATTCAGGATCTATTAATAGTAAAGATCTATCTCTTGATCTGTTAGATGGAACAATTTGCAAAGTTCCGAAATCAGATGCATACAAACTTATAGATGCAGATACAGTATCGCTATCTATATTTTGTCTAGTGTTAGATCTACCTGTAAATCCAGAGATCACTTGTTTGTTATGTGGGCCTGCTATTGCCATGTTTGGCTCAGCCCCATTAGTGAACATAGATTGGAGTACACCTTTCAACAAAGTTTCAGTTAATGCTCTCTGGTTTCCAGAACTAGCATCTGTGGCCGCACTTGAGTTGGATCCATTGGCTCCACCTGTACCCCTTGAAACATTACTTGAAAGCCATGCCTCAAAAGATCTAGTAGCTCTGGCCGTTGTCGCATTACCAGAATTTTTAGCCTGGTTTTGACAAATAGCAGTTTCCATATTTCTTTTTAGAGCTTTGGAAAGTAAAGCCATTTGATGTGCCATTTCAGATCTTTTCCCAGCTACATCCATTGAGTTTTGTGAATTAGTAACTGTTACATTTACTGAATTGATTTGACATACATTCGATTGACGAACAACAGGAGTTGCGGCCGCTCTTGAGATCTCAAATCCCTCTAATTCTCCTGTAGCAGATATGCTAGGGAGATTTTCTGTGCTCCAATCAAAAGTAACATTGGACACATTTTTTGTACCTATTGCAGACATAAATGGAGTAGCAGTTGGATCTAAATTGAAGATAGTATTAGCCAAAGCCTCTCTATTTGTAGTAGCTGAATAAGTGTCATAAGCATTCGTAATTTTTGCCATGATTTTATCCTCTTTAAAAAGTTTAAATTAATTGTTCAAAAACTTTTGTGGCATCAGAAACCTTGCCTGATTGCCTTAGTTTTTGTTGAGCTTTTTTAAGATTAATATTACCTTTTGGCTTTGTAGCTGTGCCTGGTTTTGCAACTCTTCTTGATGCTGACTCTTTAGGCTTTTTAGCTACAGCTTTTTTAGTTTTGCTGTGTTGCCAGGCATCCCTTAGTAAAACTACAAGTCTGCCATCATAAACCTGGGAGAGTTCCTCATTTGTAAAGCCAAGAGATCTAGCATACTCAGAGATCTCATTAACCTCTTTTTCTGCAATTTTATCGTCTTTCCACTCAGGGATCTTATCTGCAATTATTACTTTAGCCTCATTTTTTTGCTGTTCGATAAGATCTAATTCAGCCTGGTAGGCCTCATTCTTAGTTCTTTCGAGCTCAGCATCTATAAAGTTCAAAGTAGTTCCTTGCTGTTCCCACTTTTGTTTCTGCCTTAAATACTCTTGAGGATCTTCATCAATAAGTTGTGCCCAATCTGGCTCAGCTTTCATGTTGTTTTTCAACATTAATTGCATTTTGGGTAATAACTCTTTGTATAAAGCTCTTTCCTCAGACATTTCCATTTCTTTTTTAGAAACTTCTTGATTTTTTAATTCAAGATCTTTTCTTTGATTAGAAATTTCTTGTGTCTTTTTCGTATAATCTTTCTGCCGACTATATCCACTTTTTAATTCATCCAGGGTAACTTCAATTTCTTCCCCATCAACTTTGATGGCTATAAGTTCCTGTTCATCATCAGTTTCAATTTCATCTTCTTCTGATATATCTTCGTCAAATTCTGTTTCTTCTTCAGTTTCCTGGAGATCCTCTTCTGGATCCAGATCCTCAGCCTCAACTTCTTCAACTTGATTTTCTGCTATTTCTTCCTCAGGAGTTTCAACTTGTTCCTTTTCATTATCAGGAGTTAAAAGTTCCTCGAAGGATTGAACTGCATCTTGCATTTCAGTTTGAGATCCAATCGTTTCATTTTCGTTATTGGACATATTCATACCTCAATAGTTTGTATTTTAACCCTTTTAACTTTTATACAAAAGCCATCTAGGTTAAAAAAATTATATTTTGAAAACACCACTCATTTTTTCAATTTGTTGAGTAGTAATTTTCCCATTGTTGATGATGATCCTGAGGTGTCTTTCAACCTCTGGTAAGATTTGGATTGCCTTATAGATACTCTCTCTAAGAGCTATATCTTCTGGCGAAGTCTGTTCCCATGTTTCTATTAATTCATTTTTATAATTAATAAAAGTTTTTTTAAAAACATCAGATTTTAAAATGTTTTCTGCCTCTAAGCCTTCTCTGATTTCAGTTTCTTTATCCATTTAACACCTGATCTAATTTTTCTTCTAACTTATCAAATCTCTTAATTAACATATCCATATCTCTTTCATTATCTGATTTTGAAACATAATGCATAGCAATTTCTTCTCTAGTTCTGTTAATTAAAATATTTATTCTTTGGATCTCATTAGAATTAGATCTAATTGCATAAATCAAAGGAGCATAAACTAAACTTAAAATAGCATTCCAGATTATGATTGGATTTATTTCCATTAGTAACTCCATATTGTTGGTCTTGGTTTATCTTCTACATTCCAATCTAAATGAATAAACCTAGTATTATTATAACCTTTTTGTGCGACTCCTATTCCTGTAAAACCATGCTGAAATGCCAGGCTTAATAATCTGTATGCATCAGATCTATTAATCAGCACATCTACAGCTTTGCCCTGGCAATGTGCCCCAGGAGTTTTTTTTGATTTTTCGTTTGGATGATCTTCACATCTATAAGCAGAAGTAATGATCATTGGAGATCCAAAATCAGATCTAAGATCTTGTAATTTTTTTAGAAAAGCATAATCCATTTCTTCTTCTCCACAATGAGAACAAGCTAACTCTTCCGAAGTGAAATTAGGAGCAGGC